CACTTAAAATTGCAGGTGACAGAACCTTTGAACCTTGGACTATTACTGTTATGAATGACAGTAAGTTCAAACTCAGAGCAGCATTTGAAAAATGGGCATCAAGTATTCAAGGTTATGCTGAAAACTTTACAGTTGCTAGGGGTCTAGGAGACCGCGACGATAGCACTGGTTATTTTGCAGACATGACAGTTCAGCAATTATCTAGAGATATTAGAGCAGGCAAAGCACCTAAAGTGCTAAAAGCATATAGATTCTATAACGTTTTCCCAAGTAACATTGCAGCAATCGATTTAGATTACGGAAGCAATGATGCTGTTGAAGAGTTTACAGTAGAGCTACAAGTTCAGTACTGGACTCCAACAAAAGTAAGCGAATAGTGCTATACTAAATAGAACAGGACCAATAATTTAAACTTTAAATAATGGCAAATCAGCTCTTCGGTTTTTCCCTAGATAGAGCGAAGAAGGTTCCTAAGGGACCTTCTTTTGTTCAAAGGGATTCAATGGATGGCTCGCAACCTATAGTTGGTGGCGGGTACTATGGTTATTCGGTTGATTTTGATGGGACAGTCCGCAATGATTATGAACTTATCACTCGATATAGAGAGATGGTTCTACAACCAGAGTGTGACAGTGCGGTCGATGATATCGTTAACGAGACAATTTGTGGTAACTTTGACAATGTACCT